CTTGTCCATGCCGTAGTGGGTCGCCAGCGAGGCGAGAACGCTGAGGCCCTGCGGCTGCTCGATGGTTGCTACGTTGCTCATCTGAATCTCCGCCGAGATACCGCTCGGCTCGGTGTGTGGAATAGGGGTTAGGCGCCAAAAACGAGGATGCCGCTCCGACTGCCGCCGATCTGGACGTTCTTGCGGCTGGACATGTCGGGGAACACGGCAGGGTCGCCCGTCACCTCGCGGTCCTCGTCGTCATCGTCCGGTTCATTGCGCGGATCGAACCAGTTGCCGCCGAAGCACGAGGCGTGGGCGACGCCATCAAAGGCGTAGGCATAGTCCGTGGTAGCGCTGGTGTTCCAGGGCCACGGCCATCCCATGTCTGGCATCGTGGCGTCCTTGCGCCCGGTGAGGAACGACTCAACGGCATCCCTGAAGTCCTGCTCGTTCAGGGCGTCTAAAACGGTGTCAGTAATGCCGCTTGGGTAGCCGTCCCAAGCGATGCTGCCGAGCCATTCGGCGTTCTCGTCACGGCCCACGTAGAAATCTGCACGAGTACCCATTGAATTTGTCCTCGCCGGTTATCCGGCACGCTTGGGAATAGGGGTCCGTTGCTGCTGTCAGTGGACGGACGGTCACCAGGAGTACGCCAGCAGCTGGCGGGGTTGTTAGAACGTCATCGCCTCGAGTGCCTTGATTTGCTTGCGTAGAGACGCGATGCGCTTCTGACGACGCTTTTCGGCATCAGCCCTGGCCTCGTCAAACGTATGGAAGGCATCACGACCGATCTTCAAAAACGTGTAGGGGCCGTCATAGACGAATTGGTTGTCGAAAGCCTTGCTGGGCTCGAACTCTTTGATGCCGCCAGACAGTGCGTACTTTGTCGAATACATCCTCATGTCCTCAGTGCTGCGGCCTGTTACTTGGCAATCGCCAAGACGATCCACACCAGCGCGTCCACGCCTAGAACGATGGCGGTGACGGCGGCATAGGTGCGGGCGGATTGCGGGACGGCACTCATGCGGCCTCCCGGATGCACTCGAAATCCACGTCCTCGCTGTAATAGCCGTTGGACTCACCAAGCCAGCGGATCGTCACCGCGCCTTTGTTCGTCTGGATGATGTAGAAGGTCCATGTGTAAGACTCGCGGGAGCCGGAAGTCTGATATCCGGCCGGGTCGTCCCCGCCAACCTCCTGCCGGGCCTCAACAACGTCGGCACAGATTAGGTCTGCAACGTCTCCAACTATGTCCTCGACGCTCACCGATTCGCAGCAGTCCTGACAGTGCGCCATGCGCCACTTCGATCCGTCTGCGCAGGTGAAATAGACCTCATCGCTACCCTTCTCCAAGCCGGCCACATCAAGGATGCGGCGACCGTTCAAAACGCTGATGTCGTGATCGTTGCGGTAGCCCATTACTTCACTCCTTGATGCGTCGAAGAAAGTCCGCCACCCACCCCGTCCTTCCCAGCGTCGGGGGAGAGCGACAGGTCAGACGGGGCAGGCGGCGGGTTGAGGGTGTCGAGCCACGCGAACGTCTCGTCGATGTACTTCGACATGGCGCGAAGCTCGTCCAGGTAGGGGTCGCAGAGAAGGCCCGTCACAGCGGAATCCTCTCGTCGCAGCTTCCCAGCACGCCGTTGGCCTCGTCGCGTGCGTACTGGTCGGCCATTTCGGCAAGCTCGTCGTTGATCGACTTGGCGAGCACGTTGCCAAGCTCCGCCGTGTCGCCAGCGCGCCACAGGTCGAACAGCTTGTTGGCAGTCACGTCGCTATCTAGGGCCGAATCGGCGGCGGCATAGAACCTGTCGTAGTGCCGATTGCTGTCCTTGGCCCAATGCGCCAGGACTGCCTTCGCGCGCTCGGCAATGGCCGCTTCGGTCGGCTCGTACTTCTTCGGCGCGGTGGTCAGGTAGGTGGTGACATCGAGCGGCTTCAGGGCGTCGTAATCGAACTGGAAGCGGCGGAAGGCGTCGGCGGTGCTCATGCGTCACCCCGGGCGGCGAGCATGGCGTCGGACATCCGGTAAGCCGCTTTTGCGGTCTGCGACTCGTAACCATCAAGGCCGCCGAGACACGGCGCACCAGCCGTGCCGATCAGCGCCTGCATCGCCTTCGCCGCGAAGTAGTCGCGCAGGGTCATGCCCGTCACTGAGCACTCCACATGCCCGAGTGAGTTGGAGTCAGGGCAGGGGAACGCTGGGCCGCCGTTTTTGATCTGATCGTTCATGCAATCCCCCAAGCAAAGTAGATGGCGAGAAACACAAGGGCCGCCACGCCGATAACCGCGATGGCGAAGTCCTCGCTGATGAGGTCTACCGGCACCTCGTCCTCCACCGCGCAGAACTGGCACGGCTCGGGCTGGCTGTACCGAATACGGGCCGCTTGGAAGTCGGCGATAGCCTGGGTGTCGCGGTACTGGCGGATGGCGGCGTTCATTTCGCGCTACCGATGGCGGCGCAGGCGGCGAGGTGTGCCTCGCGGTCCTCATGTGATTCCGACTGGTATCCGCAGGCCGTGCAGAACGCGTAGAACCAGATGCTCTCGGTGGCATCGTGCATGTAGCTGACCGGCTGCATAGCGCCGGAACAGTGGATGCAGGTCAGCGGTGCTGCGCTCATCGCGCACCTCCAGCAACCACGCGGAGACGGGAGGCAGCCACTGCGCGGACACCGTAGTGCGATTTCCGACGCGCATCCTCGCGGGCACGATCCTCGTTGCGGAAGTAGCGCAGTACGCGAGCCGGTCCGCAGATGGATTGCACCGTGTACCAGCCATCGGTGCGCAGCGGGCGGTCATCCGCCAGCACATCCACGGGGCGATTGAGGGCCGGGGCGGTCATGCGGCGGCCTCCGCCTCAGCCAGCCGACGCATGTCGTCCAGCGCTTCTTGGTTGGAGCAGTAGAAGTCCGGAACGCGCTCAAGCTTCGGATCGCTCGCCATGTAGATCATGGCGGCGGCGGCGGGCGTGCCGTATGCCCACTCAAGGGCGCGGCCACCCTCGCCAGCCAGCGCGACAACCCACCCGGCGCGGCAGTGCGTCGTTTCGCACGTATGCCAATGGCCCATATCGAGTGCTTGCGGCTTCGATGCTGCCCCGTAGACGGCGGAGTGGATGTTCGGGATCTTGACCGGGCAATCGCGCAGGTCGGCACCGCGCAGGTCGGCACCGCGCAGGTCGGCATCGCGCAGGTCGGCATCGCGCAGGACGGCATCGCGCAGGTCGGCATCGCGCAGGTCGGCATCGCGCAGGACGGCATCGCGCAGGACGGCACCGCTCAGGACGGCATCGCGCAGGTCGGCATCGCGCAGGTCGGCACCGCTCAGGACGGCACCGCGCAGGACGGCACCGCGCAGGTCGGCACCGCGCAGGTCGGCACCGCGCAGGTCGGCACCGCGCAGGACGGCACCGCGCAGGACGGCACCGCGCAGGTCGGCATCGCGCAGGTCGGCATCGCGCAGGTCGGCATCGCTCTCCTTCGCCTTCTTGACCGCAAAGCCAAGCTGGAAGCCATAGGACATGCCGGCAACCTCGGCGCTCAGCTCGCAAGAGAACTGCACAGCGCCGGACCAGCGATTACGGATTTCGAAGTTCATATCTCTCTCCCCTTACATCCCCCGGCTGCGGGCCGAGGCTTCGATGAGTGCCTTGCCGTACTGCTCCGCCTGATCGGCCGTAAGCAGCAGGTCGCTTGCGTAAACACCCTCAACCGACTTCCGGCACGTCACGCCGTCCTCGGTCGCCTGCACATCGATCAGCAGGTCGTCGGATACGTGGATCGGCTTGGAGGTCCAGGTGGTCACTGCTAGGCCTTGTGGCTTGGCGTGGGTGAACTATGGCATGCCATAGGCTGGGTGTCAACGGTATCCCATAACTTTTTTTCGCAAGCATGAAAAAGCCCGCGCTAGGCGGGCCAAACGGGAAGTCTTGGGTAGTTGGTCGTTACTGCGTGGTAGACGTGCAGCTCACGTTACCCGGCGAGGGCGTCCAGCAGTTGGTCGTTGTCTGCTGAGGAGCCGGCCGTTGCTGCACTCGCGGCAGCGTATAGGGCTGATAGTTCTGCATCGAGCGGGCCATCGCCTGGCGCTGCTCTGGCGTCATGGCGCATCCCGACAAGAGGCAGGCTGCGGCTGCGAAACATATGAGCTTCTTCATGTGATCCCCCTGTAGCGTCCTGCTAGGAATTGGCTGCTAGGCGCCGACGCTCAAGCGGCCTCAGCATCATGACCTGTTTCTGACTCTCCTGCGCCGGTTTCTTGACGCCCCCTACTACTTCAAGCTCAGCCTTTGGCCCGGTGACGCCGAGCCTTTCCCGCACCATTGCCTTGATTACCAACACCCTTGCTCTGCTCACTATCTTCCCCCTGGCGCGCCTCGCCTTTCCTAATTCGCGTCCCGAGCCACACTAGGTTGCTCCGAGACTCAACAGAACCGAGCGCTACCGCGCGTTCGTAAAACTCTGCGAACAGCTCTGGCTCTGCTGTGATGCTGTAGACAAGGCCGAGTTCTGCGTATGTCTCTTGCAGGGCCTGTGCCACATCACGAACTATCGACGGGTCCAGTCTCACATGCCGCGATACTGATAGCGGCGCGGGTTGCGAGGCAGCTTCCTTAGGGCCGGTTCCTGATTCCAGCCATTCCACATTGACGCGTAGCGCCTTGGCTATGGCATGCAGGCGGGTAGAGCCCGACTGGTCGTCGTTCTCGATGCCGGCGAGGGTGGGGTAGGGGACTCCCGCCAGCTTCGCGAGCTGCGGACGTGACACCCTGCGTTCCTCGCGTACCTGCTTGATTCGTGAGCCAATCGTCATGGCGGCTATGGTCACCGATAGCACCTATGGGATGCCGTTTGACATGGACTTATGGCATCCCATAAGATCAGCCACATGCAGACGTGGACACAAAGAATCGAATCGCTTGAAGCCCTTGGCTGGTCTCTTGCGGCCATCGCCAGGGCGGTCGGCTGCTCCCAGCAGGCCATCGGCGACCTGAAACACGGGCGCACGAAAGAGCCAACCGGCATGTCGGCGGTACGCCTGCATGCCTTGTCATCCAAGCAAGTCAAGCCTCAGCACTCTGACGCCAAGAGGCGTGCAGGGCGTGTGACTGCGCGTCGCAACACTACGAAACACAAGACCTCCTAACCAATCGGGCTAGCCGTTCGCGGCTGGCCCTTTTTTTCGCCCGAATCCAACCATCAACACGAGACACGACCATGCAGCACGAGTTACCGATTCTTGGCTCTGTGCGAGGCATTGAGCGCGCTCCGGCGCATGAAGTGGCCTTGTGCAAGACGAGCGGGCAGGCCATCGGCCTCGCCATCCTCAAGTCCGGCAAGACCGCATCTCGTGTGGCCGACCTGATCGGCATGGAGCGGGCGCAGCTCTCCCGGATCATCGGCGGAACGCACCACTTCCCGGCAGACAAGGGTCTGGACTTCGCTCGCGCAACCCATTCATGGGCTTGGCACCAGTGGGTCAGTTTCCAGTGCGGCATGGATCTTGTGCCGCGCGTTGAGTCGCCGGAGGAACGGCTGGCCCGGTTGGAATCGGAGAACGCCGAGCTGCGGGCGAGGGTGGCCGCATGAGCCTCCTTTCCTTCATCCGCAAACCCCGCGCCCGCACCTCCCCGCACGCTAACCGTATGGGTGCGCCCGTGAGCGTGACGACTCCGAAAGCTCATCGCTGCGTGATCGACAACGAGAGGGCGCCGCTTGAGTTCAACCCTGACCCCGAGCTGGTCATGCACATCCACAAGCACAAGCCCACTTCGGGCACGTCCGTACCCAATCCGGGCAGGAACCTCAAGCTCGCCCGTGCTGCCGCCGTAGCCGACCGCTTCGCCGACTACCTGGAGGGCAATGCGCCACGGCCGGATCTGCACGAGGCCATCCCCGCGCTGCGGCTGCTCGCTGACGAGGCGCGGGACGGGATCGTGATCGGGGGTGCGCCGTGATCGTCCAGCGCATCCGTGACTGGCAGAACGAGCGGGAAATCGACCGCCTCGCCCAGGGCTGCCGTGAAGCCTACGCAGCCGGCGACAAGGCCAAGGCGCGGCACTTCTTCCATGCCATGGGGAAGGCCATTGCTAGCCGCTCGCCGCAGCAGATAGCTCGCATGGAGCGCCAGCAGGGCATCAGCCATGCGTGATTACGCCAAGGTCGCGCCGCAGTTCTGGATCGGCCAGACGGGCAAGACGCTGCGCAAGGCTGGTGCCGAAGCGCAGGTGGTCGCCATGTACCTGCTTACCAGTCCGCACGCGAACATGCTTGGCCTGTACTACCTGCCGACCGTGTACCTGATCCACGAAACGGGGCTGGGTGATGAAGGGGCTTTGAAGGGCCTTCAAAGGGCCATTGAAGCCGGCTTTTGCTCCTATGACGAGGCTTCCGAGGTGGTCTGGGTGCATGAGATGGCCCGCTACCAGATCGCGGACCAGCTCAAGGATGGTGACAACCGCTGCAAGGGCGTCCAGTCCGAGTACGACTCGCTGCCCTCAAACCCTTATCTGGCGCCGTTTTTCGACCGTTACGCTAGTGCCTTCCACATGGCAAATCGACGTGGAAATGGAAGCCCCTCACAAGCCCCTTCCAAGCCCCTTGGAAGCCAAGAGCAGGAACAGGAGCAGGAACAAGAGAAAGAAAATACTCTGTCGGCTGGCGCCGACTCGCCCGCCCAAGAAGGCGAGGGCGAGAAAGGCGACCAGCGCCAGAGGACAATCCCGGCCAAGGAGATCCTGGCCGCCTACCACGAACACCTGCCGATGATGCCCGCCGTCAGGGTGATGACGGAGGCCCGCAAGCGGAAGCTCAAGGCTCGATGGACGGAGGATGCTAGCCGGCAGTCGGTGGATTACTGGCGGCGGTTCTTCGCTTACGTGGCGGCTTCGGATTTCCTGACCGGGCGCGATAGCCGCTGGACCGGCTGCGACTTCGAGTGGCTGATCGAGGCTGGGAATCACGTCAAGGTCATCGAGGGCAAGTACGAGAACCGGGAGGCCCAGGCATGAGCGCCCAGTTCTCCCATGACCGCGTTCCGGCTGGCGTGGAAATGCTCCGCGTGCCGCCGCACCGGATCGATGCCGAGCAGGCGGTGCTGGGTGCCCTGATGCTGGACCCGTCATCGCTGACCAAGGTTAGCGATTGGCTGAGCGCCGAGGACTTCTACCGCAAGGACCATCAGCTCATCTACCGGGCAATTTGCGGCCTCGCCGAGCGCGGCGCGGCGGTGGACTCGCTGACCATCTCGGACTGGTTCGATGCCAACGGCATGGGCGACCTGCTGCCCGGCGGATCGACCTACCTGATCGAGCTGGACACCAACACCGCCAGCGCAGCGACCATCGTCTCGCACGCTGAGATCGTGGTCGAAGCCTCCCGGCGGCGCGCCCTGATCGACACGGGAACGCAGCTCACCGAAGCCGCCTACAAGCCCGGCTCCGACGCGCAGCACCTGATCGCGGAAACGATGCGCGGCCTGTCGCAGATGCAGGCGAGCAAGCTGCGCGGCGGCCTGGAATCGGTCAAGGGCGCGATGAAGCGCATGCATGCCGAGTTGATGGCCCGCTACCAGCGCGGTCCCGGCCTGCTTGGGATGCCATGGCCGTGGATGAAGCTCAACGACTGCACCAAGGGCTTGCGCGATGGCGTCCTGTACATCGTCGGCGCCCGGCCAAGCATGGGCAAATCCGTCTTCGGTCTGCAGGTCGCTGTGTTCACCGCGCTGCGTGGCGAAAATACGGCGTTCTTCAGCGTGGAGATGGGCGCCGAAGAATGCATGGCGCGCGCTGTTGCCTGCGTTGGCGAGATTCCGCACGAGTGGGTCGAGAACCCGGCCAAGGAAGACCCGGACGCCGAGTGGTACTGGTCGAAGTTGCAGCGTTCGACGGCACAAATCCTGGAAGCGCCGCTCCTAATCGATGAGACACCCGGGCTCACGGTTGAGCAGTTCATGGCTCGCGCCCGCCGCGCCCACCTGCAAAAGCCACTGCGCCTGATCGTGCTGGATCACATGCACGACATGGCACTCGACCCCAAGCGCGAGACGCGCCACGAATACGGGCGCATTGCTCAGGCAGGGAAAACCCTCGCCAAGGAGCTGCGCTGCCCGGTGATCCTGCTGGCCCAGCTCAACCGCGCATCGGCCACGCGCCAGGAAAAGCGCCCGACGATGCCGGACCTGCGCGAGTCGGGCGAGATCGAGCAGAAGGCCGACGTGATCCTTTTCCTCCACCGCGAGGACTACTACGACCACAGCACCCACCTGCAAGGCGTGGTCGAGGTCATTCCGGCGAAGGGTCGAAACATCCGCATCGACGGCCCCATCAGCCTGCAAAACACCTTCAGCGAAATGCGCCTTCAGGACTGGATCGGGCCGCTCCCGGTTGCGCCTGAGCCTGCGCAAAAGACCAAGCCAACGCGAGGATTCAAGTCATGACCACCCTTGGAATCACCAGCCGCAAGGCCAAGCCGTTCAACGCCAGCGCCGGGACGCATACGCGCGATGGCTTGATCCATCACCTCGAACTGCTTTGGGACGGCGGCGTCCTGTACGCGCCAGTGAAGATCAACCCGCCGAGGCGCGGTGAGCAGCTTCCACGGCCGCAGATCGACAGGAGCGGCAAGGTTCTGTTCGCCCTTCCTGGCGGCGGCGAGATTGCCACGACCATCCAAGGGTTCGGTGTCGCGGCATGATGCCCATGAACCCCGGCAGCAAGGCATCGGCCGTGCTTCGTGTGCTTAGCGAAGGCCCAGCCACATCCGGCGAGGTTGCTGTATCGCTCGGCATTGACCCGCGCATCGCTGGCGCTCACCTGTGCAACCTGCGACGCAAGGGCAGGGTGCGCGTTGAGGCAGCACGCATCGCCACGGGTGGGCGGCCTGCGCGGTTGTGGAGGGTTGCAGCATGAGGCTCACCATCAACAGCGAGACAACGCTACAGGCAGCCATCGGCGAGCTTCGCGCGATGTGGCGTGACCGGAAGTACCTGACGCTCACCGTCAAGGCAGGTAAGGGGCGCAGCCTGGATCAGAACGCGATCAGCCACGCATGGTACGAACAGGTAGCCCGCGAGTTGCGCGAAGACGACGCCAGAGGCGTGAAACGCTATTGCAAGCTCCACTTCGGCGTTCCGCTGCTCCGTGCCGAGGATGACGAGTTCCGCGAGGCCTACGACGGATCGATCCTACGCACGCTGAGCTACGAGCAGAAGTTGCTGGCGATGGATGTGCTTCCGGTAACTTCGCGCATGACCACCGCGCAACTGTCCCGGTACATGGAGGACGTGCAGAAGCACTATCGCGGGCGCGTGTCGCTTGAGTTCCCCGTGGAACATGCGAGGGCCGCATGAAGCGCTCACCCATGCCGCCGCGAAAGACCCGCCTCAAGGCCACGACGATCCGCGCAAGTGGGAAGCGCAAGGCACGCAGCAAGGCGACCAAGGCATACATGGATCGAGTCGCTGCGCTTGGCTGCATCGCCTGCCGCCAGATGGGCTACTTCACGGCACCAGAACTACACCACCCGCGAGCCAATGCGGGGGCAGGGCAGAAGGCGCCCGATAGCGACGTGATCCCGCTGTGCCATGCGCATCACCGGGGAACGATGCACCCGAAAGTGCCGAGCATCCACCGAGACCGGCTGGTGTTCATCGCCACGTTTGGCACCGAGGCTGATCTGCTGGCGGCGGTCAAGGAGGCATTGGCATGAGCCACGAATACCTAATTGGCATCGATCCGGGCATCTCTGGCGCCATCGTGATCTTAGGTGCCGGCATGACGCCCATCGAATGGCTGCGCATGCCCTCGCTCAAGGTGGGCAAGGCATCCCGTGTGGACTGCGCCGCACTGGCCCGCTTCCTTCAGGACTACGACAACGGGCTGGCCTACGTCGAGCACGTCGGGTCCATGCCGGGGCAGGGTGTAGCGAGCATGTTCACCTTCGGCCATGCAACGGGTTCGGTGGAAGGCGTACTCGCCGCCCTGATGATTCCCGTCACGTTGGTGGCGCCGGCCGCCTGGAAACGCCGAGCCGGCCTGATCGGCGCCGACAAGGACGCTGCCAGATCCCGCGCCATCCAGCTGTGGCCGCGATGGGATGCGCTGGGGAAGAAAGGAGAGGGTCAGGCGTTCGCGGATGCGGCACTGATAGCTAGGTTCGGGGAGGCCTGATGCCCGCCACCTTGTGCAAAAACTGCATCCACTACCGGCCCGACCCGATCAATCCGCCAGCGGGCATGGGCCAGTGTCAGCAAGGCCACGGCTACTGGCATCCGTCCGCGCCGCACCTGTGCCGGGATGAGGAAGTCTCCGAGTGACCTACTCACCGCCCGAGCTAGCCACCGAGCGCGAGCAGGCCAAGCGCATACGGGCGCTGATCTACCGGGCTGGCGGCTGCGGCGTCTGCAAGAACGCCGTCCACGGGTGGGGCAAGTCCGCCTGCGACACCGTAGGCCGCACCTTCCCGCGCTGCATGAGCACGCCTGGCAAACAGTTTGAACTCGACCACAAGAAGTTGGAGGAAATTCGACATGCGCCGAGCAAGTGACCTGGAGCAGCGCCTTGTGGAGTGGGGCCGGGAGTATGGCGGAAGCAAGTACGAGGACGCCGGGTGGCAGGGAATCTCGCCGCTTGCGGTGATGATGAAGTGGCACGGCAGGCCGCCGTCAGGGCTTGGCTACCAGCCGACTACGACCGCGGCGGATGAGGTGCAGGCCGCGATCGAAGCGTTGGCCGCGCAGCCGCAAGGATGGGTTCCGGCCTGTGTTATCCGCTGCGAGTACTTGACTCCCGGGCAGCCTATAGAGTCGAAGCTTGGCCGGCTGCGGCGGGTGGGAGAGAACCTGGGGCGGGTGCGCTATTACCAGCACCTTCGGCTGGCACGGGTGCATGTGGCTGGCTGGCTGCGACTGCCGTTTGACGAAAAGACCGAGGCTGTAGCCGTAGCTGACGGCATCGAGCAAGAGGCCGTGGCGCGGCGAGCGTGAGGGTGTTGTGTAATTACAAAATGCATGTTCTGATGGCATCGTGACCATCGCGTCACGCTCCGAAACCCGCCCCTCCCCGGCGGGTTTTTTGTTGCCCTCAGGCAACCCGGCCGGCTGCGTTACCCCTGACGCGGACCGGCCCCCCATTCATTGGTCGGTAGCTCAATCTGGCAGAGCGCCGTGCTCCAAACTCGGTGGTTGCAGGTTCAACTCCTGCCCGGCCAGCCACATTCAATTTGCCGCGATGCCCGTAGGTTCGATGGCCGGGAAGTGCTAAGGCAGGCGTCCGGCGCGGCAAGCCCACAAGGCAGACCATGAGCTACCCCGACGACAACCCGAAAACGGCCGTCGGGGCGACGAAAGTGCCTCTGCACCTCGTTCCGCCCGTGGCATCGCACTACATGGCGCTGGCGTTCAAGGACGGTGCGGTCAAGTACGGCCCATACAACTGGCGCGAGCACATGGTCAGTTCGTCTGTGTATTACGGGGCAGCGCGCCGGCACTTGGACTCATGGTGGGATGGCGAGGACGTATCGGCGGACGCCTTGGTTCACCACCTGGGCCACGTCATGGCCTGCTGCGCCATCCTGCTGGATGCGCTGACGGTCGGGAAGCTCAACGACGACAGGCCGATCAAGGGTGTGGTGGCGGCGTTACAGGCGCAGTACGCGGCACCTGTGCAGCCAGCAGCCCCGCTCCCCGAGCCCGCCGAAGTCCTACGGGAACGGCTGGAATCGGCTGACGACGACACGGCGGCTGCGTAATGCTCACTGACGAGCAGGTGATTGACGCACTAGAGCGGCACGGCAGCATCAACAAGGCCGCATCCGCATTGGGCGTGGCCCGATCGACCATGCAGAAACACGCCAGGCGTGCCGCGCTCAAGGGCTACTCGCCAAAGCATGGCATGACCAAGACGGTCCCGGAGGGCTTCACGGTCAAGGGTGTTTCGACCCTGTACGACCGAGATGGCAACATCGCAGGGCAGTGGGTGAAGTCGGCTGCGGACCAAGAGGCCCGCCGCAAGCTCATGGACGCGGTTGTCGCATCGCTGGTGCATGAGGTTTCCGGCCTAGCTAAGCCCATCAAGGCGCTCAAGCGAACGGCCCTGGCGGACAGCCTGTCGTCCTACATGATCGGCGACGCTCATTTCGGCGCCTACGCATGGGCGGCTGAGACGGGCGGAGAGGATTTCGACACGTCGATTGCGTCCGCTGACCTGCGGGCTGCCATCGACCTGCTTGTCGCTGGCGCCCCTGACAGCGAAACGGGATACCTCGTTGACGTGGGCGACTACCTGCACGCCGACAACCGCAGCAACATGACGCCGGCCAGCGGGAACCTGTTGGACGTGGACACCCGCTATCAGCGCGTGATCCGTGTTGCGGTTGACGCGCTCCGCTACTGCATCGGGCGGATGTTGCAGAAGCACCGTAAGGTCAAGGTGTTCATCACGCCGGGGAATCACAACCCCGACTCGGCGGGATGGATGGCGCTGATCATTGCCGCGTACTACTCGAACGAGCCGCGTGTGGAGGTTGAGACGTCACCGGCCAAGTTCTTCTATCAGCGCTTCGGACGCAACCTGATCGGCATTACGCACGGCGACAAGATCAAGCTGGAGGAGCTTCCGTCCATCATGGCGCATGACCGCGCCGAGGATTGGGGGCAGACCGAGCATCGGTACTGGTGGACCGGCCATATCCACCATACTAAGCACCAGGAATATCGCGGCTGTACGGTTGAGGCGTTCAACACGCTGGCTGCCGGTGATGCGTGGCATGCGGCAAGCGGCTATCGCGCCAAGCGCCAGATGCAGCGCATCGACATCGACCGCACCTATGGGATCTACAGCCGCAGCATTGCTAGCGTCGGGATGATCCGGGCAAGGGCCGCATGAGCGCCGACACCGAAGTGTCCCTGCCTGAGGGCGAGGCATACATCCCGGACGGCGAAGCGCTCTGCAAACGCTACGGCGGCCTGTACGTCTATCGAATGGAAGGCGGCGCCATGTTCATGGGCATCCCAGGCAGGGGCGAAGTCTCTGTCGATTCGCTGCTCATGGCCGACGGCAAGCCCGAAGCCGAGAAAGCCGGCAACGTAACCACACTCAAGCCGGCCCCGCGCCGCACTTACTGACGCGAGGCACCATGAATTCGTCTGACCTGATCGCCTTGGCAGCGGTAGCCATCCCAACTGTGGGCGGCATTGTTGCGTGGCTGTGGCGTCATTCGACACGGCTCACGGGGGCCGAGGTGCGGATCGAGAACCTGGCCGCAAACGCCGATGCGGCCCAGCGCAGGACCGATGGACAGTTCGCGCAGATCATGGCCTCCCTGGCGCGCCTGGAAGACAAAATGGACCGGAAAGCGGATCGCCCGTGAGCACCTTCGACGCTGCTTTCGCCGATTTGATCGGGAATGAGGGCGGCTACAGCAACAATCCGGCCGATCCGGGCCAAGAAACGATGTGGGGCGTCACTGCTCGCGTAGCCCGTGCCCACGGTTATACCGGTGCCATGCGCGACCTTCCGCTGAGCTTCGCTCGCGCGATCGCCAAGGCTGAATACTGGGATTCCTACCATTGCGACGACATGCCGGCGCAGGTGGCGTTCCAAGTGCTGGACGCTGCCTACAACGGCGGTCGCCCAGCCCAATGGCTCCAGCGCGCGGTAGGCGTGGCAGAGGATGGGGTGATCGGCCCCAAAACTCTTGCTGCGGTGAAGGCCGCCAACCCCTTGGCCGTGTGCCTGCGGTTCGACGCTTACCGCCTGCAGTACCTGACCGACCTATCCACCTGGCCGACCTTTGGGCGCGGCTGGGCGAAGCGTATGGCTGCAAACCTGTTGAGGGCTGCGCAATGAGCATTACCGGCATCGGTGAGATCGCCACGGCTGTCGGCGGCATCGTCAACAAGTTCCTGCCCGACAAGTCGCAGGAGGAAAAGGACGCGCTGACACGCGAGCTGGCGCAGCTTCAGTTCGACCAGGCTGTCATCCAGTCGCAGACGGACACCAACAAGGCCGAGGCGGGCAACGCATCCGTGTTTGTAGCCGGTTGGCGTCCCTTTGTGGGCTGGGTGTGTGGTGCTGCCTTCGCCTGGACGTTCGTTATCGGGCCGATGGTGGGCTATGCCGCCAAGCTGCTGGGTGCGCACGTAGACCTTCCCGCGCTGGATCTGTCGCAGCTCTCGCCCGTGCTGATGGGCATGTTGGGCTTGGGTGCCATGCGCACGGTGGAGAAGGTCAACGGGATCAAAGCCGGCCACTGACCCTGAGCGGCAAAGGCTCCGCCCCGCGACCCTTCGCTGTGGACGCGCAGACCTACGCCAGCAATTGGGACCGCATCTTCGGCAAGGCCAAAGAGTTCAAGGTGACGGTGCCCGACCCGTTGCCTGCCCAAGAAGAAACCGAGCCTAGCGACCCGGTCGCGGGCAACCAACCTTAGACCCCAAGGAATCATCCATGAGCAACCTCATCGCCCGCGCTGAGGCGGCTATCGCTGCCTGGAAGTCTGGCGCCATCACCCATTCGCTGCACGTCGAGCTGGCTGAGCTGGTGCAGGAGTTCCACGCCTCGCATACCGCCGAGCCGCAGGCCGCCGCACCCGTAACCGTGTCGATTCCGCCCAAGGAAGCCGACCCCGCATAACCGACGCAATCGTCGGACATCTACCCGCTAGGGCGATGACATGGACAACAAAGAATTGACGACTGGTGGCCGTCCCAAGCCGCCAGCAGCAGGCCGTGGCCGCAAGAAGGGCGAGCTTAACAAGCTGACGCGCTCGGCCAAGGAGGCGTTCCAGTTCGCCTTCGACAAGATCGGCGGGGCTGAGAACCTGGCCATCTGGGCGACCGAGAACACCACGGAGTTCTACAAGCTCTTTGCCCGCCTGATTCCCGTCGAGCAGCAGATCAGCGGCAAGGACGGCAAGGAGCTTAACTTCACCCTGTTCGTACCGCCCAAGGCATGAACGAGTGGCGCCCAAGCTCCAAACAAACGGAGTTCTTGGCTGCCCCTGAAGATGAGGTTCTGTACGGTGGTGCAGCAGGTGGTGGCAAGTCCGCTGCCATGCTGGTGGATGCGCTAGGGCTGCAGCAGAACGCACCCAACATCCCGAGCTATCGGGCGCTGATCATCCGCCAGACGATGCCGCAGTTGCGCGAGCTGATCGACCGCTCCCGCGTGCTGTATCCCAGGGTGATTCCGGGTGCCGAGTTCTTCGAGCAGCCCAAGGAGTGGCGGTTCCCGTCCGGGGCAAAGGTGATCTTCGGGAGCTGCGAGCGGGACGCCGACGTCCTGCAGTACCAGGGCCAGGAATACCAGTGGATCGGCGTTGACGAGCTGGGCCAGTACCGCACGCCGTATGTGTGGAACTACCTGAGTTCGCGCCTGCGCACGTCGCACCCGGATCTGAAGTGCTACATGCGGGCGACCTGCAACCCGGGTCCGAAGTGGATACGCGAGCGCTGGGGTTTCTCGCCAGCCGGTGAGCCATCCCGCCAGGTGCTTGAGGTCAAGCTCGAAAGCGGTGCGGTGGTGAGCAAGACGCTGCGGTTCATTCCGGCACGTCTGCACGACAACCCGCACTTGGGCGTTGATTACGAGGCCAACCTGCAGCGTTTGCCCGAGGCCGAGCGGGCAGCACTGATGCAAGGCCGGTGGGACGTGATCGACGTTCCAGGCGCGATCTACGGCGACCTGCTCAAGGTGGCCCGTGATGAGGGACGTGTCTGCGGCGTGCCGTATGACGCTCACTCGCCGGTCCATACGTATTGGGACATCGGCATCAGCGACGCCACGTCGATCTGGTTCTGCCAGCGCGTGGGCCGTGAGTGGCACGTCATCGACTACTACGAGCGGCGCAACGCATCGGCTGCGGAGCATGCAGCGGTGCTCAAGGCCAAGCCTTACGTCTACGGCGACCACTGGCTGCCGCATGACGCTGAGGCGCGCGAGAAGGGTACGGGCAAGACGTACCGGGAGATTCTCGCATCGCACGGCATCCGGGCACGCATCACGCCGTCGATCAGCCTGGAAGAAGGCATCGCCGCGCTACGCATGATGTTCAACCAGCTTTGGTTCGACGCCAAACGCTGCGAGGAAGGCATCAACGCCCTGCAGTACTACCGCCGCGACTGGAAAGACCGCGCAGGCGAGTTCACCGCACCTGTCCACGACTGGGCATCCCACCCGGCTGACGCGCTTCGCTACTTCGCGG